TCTTCGGACTCATCTTCGGACTCATCTTCGTCCTCAGACTCTTCGTCCTCGTCCTCGAATTCATCCTCGTCTTCGGACTCTTCGTCCTCGAATTCCTCTTCCTCTTTCTTAGCCTTCTTGCCCTTGGCCTTTGTCTTGGCTTTTGTCTTGGCCTTAGCGCTTGGGGCGGAAGCCTCACTCACCTCATCCATCACGGCTTCACGCAGATCCCCGAGTTTATCAAACTCATCCGGATCTACGTCCAAGTCATTCATGTAGATGAACTTCTTGAGTTCTTTGGCGGACATTTTCTCAATTGCTTTCACTTTCTTACTCCTTGTATTAGAAGTTTCCGATTTTGATTCTCCCGTTCGGAGAAACAACTCTTTGATTTCCTTGTACGGCAACACTTTGATGATGTCGTCAAGGCACACAACTTGCTTCAGCATACGGTCTGGGTTATAATCACGTTTGCGATCCAGAAAATTGATTCGACTAACTTCAAAGAATTTCTGGCGGTTGTACGTTTTTTCGTTCAAACCCAGTCGTAAAGTTTTACCTCCTTCAAATTCACACCAGCCTTCAAGTTGGTCTTGCGTTTCCTCATCATCCAAATACTCTTCCAGCAGCTTGCCGAACAGATGGTAGGAAATATCGAATATCTGCACTCCGCGTTTGCGGTCTTTTGTATCAATCACGTTGAAAACTTGCCGGCGCTTCGGCTTTAGTGATTTGATAAAATCTTCATCGGCATCAACGTCTTCGCGTAATACAGCTACTTGTTCGCAGATAGGGCATAGCCCATATGGTTTAGGGCCTGTTGCAGGGCATACGACGGTGTCATTGTTTGGCCCAACAGATTTGTGTACGAAATACGTACGCTCGAAAGAGAACGCACCTGGATCAGCAAACGGATTGCCCGCACCTACCATGTATGGCAAGATGTCGAGACGTATGGGATCGTCACTTTTGATTTGTATCATACTCACGTTTTTCGGCAATGCTAGAGCACGACTGGTGTACAATTCGGATGATCTCTTCTGTGCTTGTTTTGATCCATGTGAAGCCATTCCACGTTTGTATCGCGTCTTTCTACGTTTCATTTTTGTCCTTTCGCACGGGGTTGAATTCGGTTTTTAATCTATTTGCTAGTGTTTTACCTTTCATGTATCCAAACGTGCCATATTTCATAATACCAAATGCAACGATAGGTAACACAAACGGCACTACAGCTAGAATGATTATGATTGTTGTATTCATTTCAAGCACGTCTTTTTTTGGTCTTGTTAACGCGACTACTTACACGTCTTGTGCGATTCTCTTGTAGCTGTCTGGTTCCTGTTTCATCTGCACGCGGTACGCTGAAATACTTTTGACCATGAAGTGATACCAAACCTTCCAATGCGCGTTTGCGGTGTTCGATGGCGGTTACCATATTGGATAGATGATCAACCTCTTCCCGCAAATCGATTAGTAACAGCACACGTTTTCCGTAAGCCGGATGACTACACACCACGTTTTTGATTGCTGTTTCGTTTACCGATTTGAGTTTGTATTTACTTGGATTGGAACGTACCCGCAATGACAATTTGGCATCGGCTATTTCATTCAAAGCCTTTTGTCTGTCGTGCTCTTTTCTCTTTGTACTTAACTGATCAGCAAATTCAAGTAGCAACTTCGGTTGCAATACCCATTCCCGATCTAATTGTGTCGGATCTGGGTTCAAAATTCTTTTAGCACTTGTCTTCACTATAGTTATCTCCATACATCTGTTTTTGTTTCTACCTATATTATCGATCTGCTAATCTTCAACAACGATTTGGTAGCAGGCCATTGCTAATCCTGCATGTTTGCTGTCGTAGAAATTACCTTCAAACGTCTGAATAATACGACAAGCACGTTGTTGTAATTTTCGATGATTGTTTTTTAGCAGGATGGCGCGGGCATATCCAATCACAGCCCATCGAATAGATTCGGCATCAGATGATGCCAATGCTGTTAAGAGCCCAGATGTATTATTCCAATCCGTTTTGAAGCTGAACAACAAACGGCATAGGTCTATAATTTGTCGTTGTTCTTCAGCCGCACCCTCCAACCATTCTAGTTGTTCGTTTTTGTCGGCCAGGAGTACAACACCTTCCAACATTTCGATGGCACGGCGGGCAGACCCGTCAGCTTGTTCGATAATTGTGGCTTGAACCTTTTTGTCTATTCGTGTTTCAATCTGCTTTTCAATATACAGAAGTGATTGTTCAATAGCAGATGCATTTAGCGGTTTGAATTTGACTGGGAAACATCGGTCACGTACCGTTCGTGTCAACTTGTTTGGATCGGTAGTACACAAAATGAAGTAAACATGAGATGGCACATCTTCCAATATTTTGAGCATGGCTTCTTGGGCGCCACCCGTTAGTCTGTGGGCTTCATCAATCAGCCATAACTTGGACGTACCATTCATAGGTTTCAAGTGCATAGATTTGCGAATATCCCGGACAGCATCGATGCCTCGAATATCGGCACAGTTCATTTCTGAAAAATCAGGTATCCCACATTTGATGTGCCGCCGCATTATTCGGGCACTTGTAGTTTTCCCTGATCCAGAATGACCTGAAAACATCATTACATGGGGTATTTTTTTCTTGATCACCATGGCCTGTAGTGCTTTGATTGCTTGTGGTTGTCCATAAACATCTTGTAATTTCGTTGGTCTGAATTTGCGATACAGTTCCATGGCGTTTCTCCTTTTTTAGCATTTCACGGCTTATACTTCGCCTTTTCATACCAGCTGCGGCCCATCGGTGCAACTTCTGCATCAACACCTACAGGGACAATAATCCAACCCCAATGTTTACGTAAATCAATTGTCATAACCTGATGGGCTATTTCAATATAGTCTTTCAATTCACGGTGTAGCACATCAGCAATTACACTGTCGTGAATTTGTCCAATAAGCTTTGTCTTCATCTTATATTTTTGTAATAGTTTATTGATGCGGATTAGGCACCATAATAAGCAATGAAACGCACTACCTTGAATTGGATAGTTTATGACTTTCTTGCGATCCATAGCACCAGAAATACGAAAGCCCGTGAGGGTATCAAAGAATCCTCTGTCTAAATAATCTTCCCACCAATCCCACTTCCATTCTGTATACACACGAAATCTGTTTTCCCAGAAGTCTTTTTCAACCTTTTTGATATGGCCTTCAAAGCTGTGGGGTAAAGGGGTTTCTCCCGGAACACACCGACCTAGTTTTGTAATGCCGTGACGACGAAGATGTTTAAACACATCCTCACCTGTTTTTGTTTTCAGATGTAATCGTTGCACAGCATACCATAACGATTGAGCACAACTGAGATACCAATCGCCGTAAAATTCAGGAAACACAAACAGATTTTTTGCACAGTGACGTAAGGCATCTGTATATTCTTTAATGGTCAAACAATAGATTTGCATACACATATCTCGGTGCATGTCAGATTTTTTGTCTTTGATATATCTGATGAGTGTTGGGTCGTGATTATAACAGGCAGCTGTTTTGACTTCTACGCCACTAAAATCATGTTCCACAATATGTCTATTTAGTCCGCGCGGAATGAATGCGCGGCGTACAAGTTTTTTAATAATGGGATCTCGAATGGGTATATTTTGTAGGTTTGGGTCAGCACAAGAACCACGAAAAGTTCTAACTGTATCCAAACCAAAAAATGGGTGAATGAAACCTTCTGCATCTGTATGGCGTTGAATTCCGTTCAAGTATGTACCTTTAGCTTTTTTGAACTGTTCAAGTTTTGTATACCATTCTAAAAACGGCAGGTCAATATTTTCAAGTGCTGCTTTGTCAGCTTTGTACCGTCCCGTTGCAGTTCGTGTGCCTTTCGCCAGTTCAAGTTCGTTGAAAACAATATCGCCTAATTGTTCACGACTACCAAAGTTCATTTTGAGGCCATACTTTCGTTTCCAAACGCGATAGACCTTATCCTCTTTCATACGCGCCGTAAGCTCTTGAATTTTTACACTTAAGTGCTTTTGGGCGCGATCTATATATGCAGTATCAATACAAAATCCATTACACTCCATTTCTGCAAGCGTAATTGATCCTTGTTGAAACAATTGATACCCATCATGCGTTATGGGTTTGCATTGCACGTCGGTGAGCCTTTCCTTGTTTTACCAATTCAGGTATTTGTATTATCGCTAATTCATCTTCTACTTTCGAATCCATACCACAATACAACATCACATCGGTAATAGGCAGTTGAAGGATTCGGTTGAGTTTATATGCAGGCGCACGGAGATATGGTTCGATATGATCATTGTAACTTTGTTGTCCTAGCCGTACGAACGATTGGAATTTTACACCCGTTACCTTTGGCCTGTTGTCTAGGGCATGCGCCCCAAGCACCACGTCATAATACCAACCTTTTACATGTATCTTATGTTTGTGCAAAATCCAACGATGTTCAAATTTATTGTTGGCTGCTATCTTTCGGATGTGTGGATTCCGGAGAATCGCTAACATTTCGTCTACCGCGTCGCCAGCCCATGGGAACACTACCGTTTGTGGGCCCGTACACACGCTACAGCAAACGATCTCTGCACCAGGGGTATCAGGCTTCAGGCTGGACGCTTCCAAGTCCCAGGTGGCGTGTGCGGGCTTAGATCGATATAGTTGATATAAGTATCGGCCCGCTTGGGAGGGGGATGTGATGATTTCTATTCCCGAACTATAATCCGGTACTTTTACCCATGGTAGTTTTTGCAGTTTGATTGCCGCTTTGATATGCCGGTTAAAAAGCATTGTGTATTGTTTTCCTGGTTTGCGTAGTATATATGAGGGATGATAAGTGGGGCATATCCAAACGTTTTTATTTTGTATAGGTATATGCCATCCAGTCCATCGTGAGAATGCGTCGATTTTGTCTTTCCAAAAGATAGGTATTACAGATTCAACAGCAGTGGCACCTAACAATATGATACAGGTGGGTTGAAAACTTTCTATCTCTCTCAGCACGTTAGGACGACATGCTGCAATTTGAGCGCTTGTTGGTGTTTCGTTTTTTGGGGGACGACAAATCACAGCGTTTGTTTTTTGGGCATCCACATCTAAGTTTATGCCATAACGTTTCAACCTCGAACGCAAGTACTGTCCAGATTTTCCGATCAATTGTGTGTTTTTTTCGTCTTCCAAACGACCCGGAGCTTCAGCTACAAACAACAATCGCTTTCGCCCTTTACCTGTAGGCGGCATCTTGGGATGTATACACGTTCGATGTAATTTGCATAGACCGCATCGGGGTGTGGTACTCATCGATTTAGATGTGGATATGTCGTTTGTGGAAAAGAATCCTTTTTTCATCGCTTACACGTCCTCTGCATATTCAACTTTACACCCCAACTCCTTGGCACCTTTGCGGCAATAGTATGGGCTTATCTCGATGGATATGCTATCGATACCCAAGCGTTTACATACACGCGCTGTAGTAAAACTGTGCCCAAACATGTCAATCACAGTATCGCCGGGCACACAGCAAAGTCTTATTATCCGTTCCATTAACTTCTGGGGGTGCTGTGTAACGGACCATTTGACCCGTTCTTCTGCATTGCCAACTACACGCGGGAATTCCCACACGGCGTCAGGCACACGCCCATCTGGATTAGCTCGTGGGTCGTTGTGCTTCTGTCTCCATGATTCAACTCGGATAGCATTTGGATAGAGTTTGGCTTCGGGATTGCTAATGCGGATCATGGGCCGATAGCCACCCGTACTATCGTGTTTGTTGTGCTGACCAAAAGTATACCGCCAGATAATCTCCCGCACCAAGTTTCCTCTGTACTCAAAGTGCCTACTTGATGACCATGCACTGGAGTTGTGTGCGCAGTTAAAGCTCATCCAAAAGATTTCGCTGCTATACACTCCAATTTTCATCATCCTTTTGAGCCACTCATGGTATGCTTCTTTACTCTTCCAATGATCATCAAAGCCTCTGTATGGAGCCTTGATATTGTCTGGAGGATCAGCAAACACAAGTTTGGCTGGAAGCAATTTTGGCAATACCTTCAAACTATCGCCGCAGATAATTCGAGTTCGTGTAGAGCGTAAAGCACACATTATTCAGCATCGCTTTCTTGAGGAGTTACGCCCAAAGCCGCTACAAATTCAAATTGTCCGCTTGTGGCTTTCAGCTTTTCTTGTGATACAATACAGCTGTTGTGTTTATGGGTTAATGCTATTAGTTGTGTAGGTGAAATCAAAAAGGTCAATGGCTTCCCTACATATTTTATCTTTTTGATTTCCTGAAATTCCGCACCTGTGCCAGTGCCCCGAACTAAGGCCCGGTTGGTAGTGAGTGTAACGAATATGTCACTGTCCTCTGGATTGTCAGCGCTGAAAATAGCAGCACGGCGCGCAGCCTTTTCTAGTCCTTTCGGCAAGGTCATTTTTTTTCCACTGATTTTAAAACCTTCGTCCGAGTCAGGAAAGCTTTCGGTGTATCGACGACAGCAAATGATTGGGCCGTTATTGCGGCGGAAGTGAACCCAATCTTTTGTCTCTCCAAATTTGGTCACCTGAGCAGTTATTAGATGTTTGACGGTATCTTTGCGGATAAGCATAGATCGTCGCACATCGGTTTTCGTGTTGAACTTAGCTAGACGAGTATTGTCGCTGGCTTCAAGTTTTTCTGGTGCGATATGAATACAAGTCAAAACAAAATTGGATTCGTCACGGCCTGCACAATCAGCCACCAACGATAAGCCTTCAAGAAAATCAGATGGCAGGGATTTCCATGTCTTGGGGCTTTTGATAGATTCAATGGGCAGGGCGATTTTAGATTCGAGAGCATATGTAGCCTGTTTGTGCATTCCCTTGATGATCAGCTTGCCCTTTTTGGATGTGGTGATATTTAGATTTTCTTCGGGCATACTTTGCAAGAGGCTAATCAGCTTTTTGGCGGACACCGCCCCAGTGATGCCCAAAGAGGATCTAGCCCAGCAAGCTATTTCGTCATTGAATGTGTAGACTTTTCCATCCTTGAATACAAAACATGACGACTGTTCGACGATTTCACGCTCAGACAAACCAGGGACAACCGAATTCAGTTCTTTCAATAATTGCTCTCGCTTGATTTTGGACATTGTCATTTCCCCTTACTAACAGACGTTTTCGGTTAACGATTCGACAAAAATAAACCTTTAATAATATTATCGCACTAAATGAAATGTGGTGCTAATAGTCGAAACTAAGAGCACCACATGAATCGATTTGATTGTCGTAATAACACTACTTGCTCGGGAAGATTCTGCCCTTCTCTACCCTGACGATGTCGAAGTGTACGAGTGCGGGCAAAACACAGGCGCGGAGGAGCCACACAGTCTGTTTCGCATTGTCCTTGCCACCAGCCTTTATATACTTCGAGTTGGCAAGTTTGGCAACCTGTTCGATTGAAGCGCCTTTGACCGGGAGCTTTTTCAGCGTGCTACATATGCAATCGAACCTCTTGGCACTCTTTTTTGCTACGGGTTTCGCAGCAGCCTTGGTTTTCTTGGTCGTCTTTTTGGTGGCTTTCTTGGTGGTATCTTTCGGCTCAGCATGCGCCGGATCACTGGCATCGACACTGATATTATCGCCAGCAGCGATAATGGTTTTCACCAACTTCTGGTCGTTACTGGTGAGCGTCCCGTCAAACGCCTCCATGTACTGGCCAGTTTTGTGGAGCCGCATGAGCAGTTTTTCATTGGTGAGTTTGTGGGGAGCGGTGAAGCCAAACGTCTTCATCAGGCTGACACCATCTTTGCGAGTCACAGCCAGAATCTTGGGGGCCTTCGATGCAGTCTTCTTGCTCGTTCTCTTGTTCGTTCGCTCGTTTGTCTTTTTCGTTGCCATGATTGTTGCCTTTCCAAATGAGGTTGTTGTGGTATTTCTTAAATCAGCAACGCAACATACGCTGCTATGCATAGTATCAGTTTTATCTTCCACTCAGGCACGGGTTTCCCAATTAACGAGGAAGCAGATGGCTGTGGTACTTGCGCATGGGCATAAGGGTGGTCAGTTTCGCCATGGCCATATTGGCATCCGCTGCATAACGGCTGAGGCCTGAAGAGGTATATCCCCGATCACACTTCAAGAATTCCTGCAAGGCTTTGATATCCTTGAGCATCGACGTGAGCGCTATATCCAAATCGGTGGCAACCTGATCGATGTTACGTTCGATCTCAAATGCCCGCTTGGTCTCGTCTGATGCATGATCTGCGTTTTCATTATTGCTCAAAAGGTGCAATGCATTTTTGTCGGCCATCTTAGCGATAACGTTGTCTTTGGCTGCCATCGTTCTGCCCTTTCTGCTTTGCTCTACTGTATTCAATTGTCAACCTTACTGTCTTTAGTCTAACAATAGCATCGGTAGTTGGCAAGTGTAAAATTAGCAAAGTTGCTTAATTTTTTTAAAAACACCATTATTAAACCAGGAGAGCGGAAAAAACTTCAATATTCTGAACCCAACAATTTCAGAAGCTCGACCGGATTGCCAAGTTTCCAATTTCCGGGCACCCAGCTACATACACGCATTTGCTCGGTAGATAGGCCCCTTCGCGCTTGACTACCCAGTTCAAACGCATGATACCGCGTTTCTTTTCCTCCTCCGATTGGTTAAGCCCGATTGAACCCGTAACGTGTGCACGTTTTCGTTTGTCTTCGCTGAAGTGCTGACGGTCTATGATGGCGGCATTATATGAATTACTATCGGTTTGTGTGGCTGTGATAACGAGGCAGTGATATACCTGAGATAGTTTACGTAGATCCTTCCACGTTTGGTTTATGCGATCCCGACCTTCAATGCCGCTGTATGTCATATCCAAAATATCGGCATAGTCAATTACCACAACATCTACTGGCCACCCATCCCGCTGCCATTCCTTCAGCATCGTATCAATATCACGTACGTGCAAACTATCGTTGGGGTGAATGGAAAGGCGCAATAAATTGTGATCACTTTTTGCTTTGTTGGCCATGTAAGCTAACCCGTCTTTGTGCGCTTGTCTCCATCCTAATCCCTGTTTGAATGTTCGACGTATGTATTGAATGCGGGGTTTAGTACTCGTACCGCGATGCAACACTTTTAGTTTTTCAGGATAACGGATCATACCGGGGTACAATGGGGTACGAGAAATGCGGGAGGCCATACGACGTACGATTTGGTCTTGTGACATATCACCAACTTGATAGTACGCTACGCGCCTGCGTTGTAACACAGCACGGAATACCATATCCATAAGCCAGAACGTTTTTCCCCTCTTTTCTGGTCCTTCAAATGAAATCAAACCATCGCGTTCCAACTGCATGCCAAAGAATTTACCCAAATCACCCGGATAACGAATCAATGGATCATGAGAATGTGCAAAAGCTTGTTTCATCACGGCTTGATCTGTAAATGGATCGATCCATTCACCCACACCAAGATTGATACGATTCCATTTGGTGATTGTTTCAATAGCGCTTTCAGGATCGCTCTCTTCCAAACTGTCTTCAATATCGTTTCGCAGGCGTTCCAGATGAACACTATTGAACAATCGGCCCGCAGCATCTAGTACATATTCCGTATTGGTATTTATTTTATCATGTACAAATTCGTCTGATATTTCCTCCAGGAACGTTTCTACACTTTCAATCAGTGATTCGTCTTGCGTTTTTGCAGCCCATCGTTCAAACAAATTGCGGATGCGACGTTTCGGAGCGTGTTCATATTTATTGTAATATCGTACGCACCAACCTGCCACTAAATTGGACCACTTGGATTTGAAAGCATCAGACTTCCATTTGCTTGTTACTCGGCCACATACAACATCATCCATTACCATGGATGCTAGAACCGTATGTTCATCAGCAGCATTACGGGATTTCTGGATTTTCACAGCTAATTCCCTTTTTATGCGATTATGCAATCTAAATACGTACTACGTTATCGATTTAAGGTACCTAGCAATCTGTACACGCGATTTTCAAGGGCTCAGGGGTAACATAGTATACAAATCAAAATATCACGGCTTGTAGGGGCTGCTAGGCGCTTCCGGGTCCATATATGATAGTTCTACCACTTCCCGACGTCCTTTCTTGTGAATGAGTTTACTCTGCGTTGTAATTGGTTGGGGCGAACCTATTTGGCGTTGTGTGTTGTTTTGATTTCTTTCCATCGATTCAAACACGCGCCATAACTCATCGCAAAACCGTCGGGCGGAATATAGTTTCGGCGTGTACGGTTCTAACACATGATCTGCATACCAATCAATTGCGCGTTGAATTTCTTTGGCGGTGTATAGATTGCGATTGAGGACATGCGCAAACTCTTTAGCCCAAGCGCTAAAGTCTCGATGTCTATCGACTTTCTTTGGCAATCTATTCATTCGTCTCTTAACTTTGAGTGGTATTGCGTTGAAAAACCTTCTGGCTAATTTGTATTGGGGTGTTCTCTTGTAATCATTTGGTGATGTAGGTATTAACAGCCCTTGGTGTGTGTATGTTTTTACTACCAGGGAAAAAGGGATATATATTATCCCCCCTTTAGGGGGGGATATATATCCCTGTTGGGGGGTTCTATAGGGGGGTGTGGTTTGTTTCTTCTTTTTAGTTTCAATAGCAAATACCAAAGCGACCCCAGGTTTTTTCTTCTTCCAACCTATCAAACCCAAACAGATCAGATTTTGTATGGCGTTTTGTATCCCCGATCTTTCTATACCCAATAGTTTCACCAATGTTTTGCTGCTGTATTTTGCTTGGGGTGTGTAAGCTTGCGCATAACGGATGAAAACGTATATCGCAAGCTCGTTGATCGTGTTGAATTGTTGAAGCGCAACAATAGCGTTACCATCAAGTCGTAAAATATTAGGTTTGGTAGGTTTCATGGTTAAATCTCGATGCTTGTTTCTTTTGCGTTGGTGAAGATCATTTTAGCGATTTTTTACTAGGAAGAACCTGCTTTACTTTTCTGGTTTTGGTGGGTTGTATCGCCATTGCGGCTACCAGTTTCATACTTGCTTTCATATGATTTGTTTCCGTATTTCTTTTGATCCGTCTGACTGCTACAATTTGATTTTTTTTAATGTTCTTTGCGGCTGAAAGTTTGTTGCATCGTTGTATTGTTTTTGCATTTGTGTTTGTAATTCTTTTGAATTGTTTCATCAGGACGTATGGGACAGACTCACTTGTACTCATCCATTTAACAATGGGTTTTTTGTTGTCATCCTTCCATGCTGCTATTCTACGACAATCCATTCTATTTGCTAATTCTAAATTGATTGCATATATGAGTTGCAATCTAAAAGCTACGTATTCCCTGTATTGTAAACTTCTCCTTTTTCCATGAGTGTGTACGGGGACAGAAGACCACCCTGCACAATAAATCATAAAGTATTCCCACGACATGGCACACGGTTCCCATGTTTTTATAATATCTGTAGCTTCTTCAACTTTTTCTTGGAATGAAACATCTGTTTTCTTTTTCATTTTACTTCTCC